TTGAAGTTTTTTCATTTTCTTTCTCCTTCGATTGTTTGTCTCTTTCTTAACTCTTAACTAAGTATACATCATCACTTAACACTTGTCAAGGACTATTAAAAGTTTTTGATATTAAAATAAAAGTATGTTATAATTTAGTTATATATAAATAAATTTAAGAGGGATTAATTATGGAAATGAAATTAAAAGATTTAGCTTTAGAGTTGGATCAATTCGGTATTGACGGGAAATGCGTAATTATACAGATTATTGACGATGAAATAAATATTGCAACAAACATTACTGATTATAAAGAACTTGATGAGCTGATGAATAAAGGTTATAATGAATTAATTAAATAATTTACAGGCAGGCAAGGACATAATCGCCCTGTTTTGTTTTAAACTATACAGTATCGTATTTAAGGAAATATTAGCTTTAGGTATATGATTAGTAGTTTAAACTGTCAACGTGGCTTAAACTTGATTGTATAACGTGTGGTAGGTATATGTGTAGTAGATACGCATGTATTAATTATATGGGTAGGAGGTTACTTCATGAAAAGTGATTTAAGAATTGTTAAGGTAGATAATGAAGACGTACTTGTATTCCATGAAGGAAAAGAAATTGCAATTGTTTCAATAGAAAGTTTAAAGGAATTAATTAAAGAAAATATACTTGAAGTTGATTCTTACAGGAAATTTTAATATAAAGAGGTTGGAGGTGTAGTATGAGTAGAAAACTAACAGACAAACAAAAACAATTCATATTGGAATATATGAAAGACTTGAATGCTACACAAGCTGCAATAAGGGCCGGATACTCCGCGAAAACAGCAAAAGTTATAGGTCATGAGACGTTAACCAAACCTTACATAGCCGAACGATTAGACGCAGAAATTAAAAAACGTTCGGAAAGAGTTAAAGTAACAGCCGATGATGTTTTGAAGGATATTATTGAAATAAAGAACCGATGTATGACTAAAGAACCAGTAACCGAGTATGACAAGATAACAGGTAGATATATTGAAACTGGAGAATGGCAATTTGACGCAGGCAACGCATTAAAAGCAACACAACAACTAGGTAAGCACTTGAAGATGTTCACTGACGTAATAGAAAATGAAGTAAATATTAAAAATACAACCGGTGTTAAAATAGAGTTGATAGATGATGATAGCTAAAATAAAAGTTAACAAGAGTTTATTTAATGATATCTATATAGAACATCAGCTTGAAAACGAAGCCTATTATCAGATATATTTTGGAGGAAGTTCATCCGGGAAATCCTATTCATTAGCACAACGGGCTATACTAGATATAATGAAAGGCAGAAACTATCTTATCACTAGAAAGGTTAAAGGGACTATAAGAGGTTCAGTGTTTAACGAAACTAGAAAGGCAATAATTAATTTCGGGCTGCAGGATCATTTTAATATAAATAAATCCGACTTAACAATAACCTGTACTATTAATGATGGACAGATATGTTTTGTAGGTCTTGACGATGTTGAAAAAGTCAAATCAATTACACCTATCAAGGGTGTATTTACTGATATTTGGATAGAGGAAGCCACCGAGATAATTCAGAATGACTTAAAACAATTAACAAAACGTTTAAGAGGTCATTCAGATTTTAAGAAACGCATTACATTATCATTTAATCCAGTCTATAAAACACATTGGATATATAAGGCGTTTTTCCTTGATAACTGGCAAGATGATAAGAAATTTGTTAAAGGAAAACATGAAGGACAATATTTAACAATACTTAAAACTATTTATACAGATAATAAGTTTCTTGATGATGAAGATATAATAAATTTAACGAATGAATCAGATAAATATTACTATGATGTTTATACGTTAGGCAACTGGGGGGTATTAGGCAATCTTATATTTAATAATTACAGGGTAGAAGATTTAAGCGATAAGATAAAGCAGTTTGATAATATACATTATGGTTTAGACTGGGGGTTTGACCCCGATCCGTTCGCATTTATTAAGTTCCACGTTGATAACAAGAGAAAGAAGCTATATATATTCGATGAGCTATGTATAAACGGGTTAACTAATGACGAAACAATACCATTAGTAGAAGATAAATATGATAGAGATAATATAATAGTTGCAGATAGTGCCGAGCCTAAAAGTATAAAGTATTACAAGTATAATAGTAAGCTGAATATAAAAGGTGCTAAAAAAGGTAAAGGAAGCATTGAAAGTGGTATAAAATTCATTAGAAACTATGAGGTTATTATTCATACATCTTGTATAAATACAAAGAACGAGTTTAGTTTATATAAGTACAAGGAGACTAAAGATGGGCAGGTTTTGCCTATACCTGTTGACAAAGATAATCACTTGATAGATGCATTAAGATATGGCTGTGAGGACTTGAATAGAGGTAAATGGGGATGGTAAAATTAAGAAACATAAGAATGAAAGGAGCGTGGTAAAATGGCTGATGAAATTTTGAAATATTTAGAAGAACAACTAGACAAGTTCGCAGAAACGCAATCTAAAATGGTTGTGGGTCAAAGATATTTCGACCAAGACAATGACATATTATACCGTAAAAAGGTCAGGGGTGCTGTTAGTGAAACGGCAGACGGTGAAAAGGTATATCACAACATAACTGATACAACTAGGGCTAATCATACGTTGCCTAGTGGGTTTGTTAGACAACAAATACTGCAAAAGGTTAACTATTTAATCAATGATAATATAACGGTTGATGATAGTGCAGAAGATGTTGAACTAGTATTGAAAGATTGGAAGAAAAACCTTAAACGTACAGCTATAACAGCTTCACAACAGATATATGGTGTATGGCAATGGTACATTAAAGATAGCAGGTTGGAGTATAAGCGTATCGACTCCCAACAGATTATAGTTGATTTTGATGAAGACGATAAAGACAAAATAGATACAGTTATAAGGACATATACCAATGATGACGATGTTGAAGTCGCAGAAATATACACAGATGAAGAGAAGATAGTATTTGAAAAGAAAAAAAGCAAGAAGTGGACACTTGTATCAAGAGGTTCACACTTTGCCGAGCAGACAGTAGACTCAAATGGTAATGTATTGTCAGAAAATAGTATAGGCTGGGGTAGACCTCCATTCTCAATATTATTCAACAATGATGATATGCAGACTGATATTCATCCGATTAAATATCATGTAGATGTGTATGATATAACAACATCAGACTTTGCTAATAACATTGATGATTTTCAGGAAATTATAGCAATATTAAAAGGTTATGGTGGAGAGAATCCAGCCCAGTTTCTAAACGAGATGAAAAAGTTAGGGGCAGTACCGGTTGACGAAGATGGAGATGTTGAATTTAAACAAGGGATCATACCAACGGCGGCAAGGGAATCATTTTTGCAGGTAGTTAGAGATGACATATATGATAATGGTATGGCAGTGGATGTTAAAAAAGTAGCAGCAGGCAACTCTACAAATGTAGCTATACAATCCATGTACGAAAATTTGAACATGAAAGCAAGCCAATTTGAACAAGAATTACAAGATTTTTGGAATCAATGTTTATTCTTTATTAATTCATATTACGGCGTCGGCATAGAAAACAACTTAGTTTTTGATAAAACAATGTTGTCTAATCAAATAGATGAAGCTAATATTAATAAACTAGAAGCAGAAACAATTATTATACTATCGTCAATGTTAGATAACAAAACAGTAGGTAATATATTATCTAACCTTCATTTCATAGAAGATAAAAGCGACATGACACAGGAAGAAATAATAAAAAGCGTTATAAGCAAGTCAGATGAGTTTATAATACCGGAAGAGTGATATTATGAATAAATACGAGGAAGCACTTAATGCGACAGAAGAACAGGAAGATGAAATATTAACAGATGCTGAAAAAGCGGCTATAGTTATATATGTAGCACTTAAAGAGTACAATAACTCATTTATAGCTAAGGCGTCAGTTAATTCTAAATTAAGTACAGTTAAAGCTGTTAGTTATAATAGATTAGATCGTTATTTAAAAGATGCTTATAAGGAGATTGAAAAGTTACAAATAGATATTACAAAGTTTGATAAGTATCTTAGAAATGTAGCCGATATAAATTTTAAAGCAACAGCCGATGAATTAGCGGACATACTACAAGGTAAAAGTATAAGCATTAACAAGAGTGAGTATGACGATTTAATTAATACACTATTTAAAAATGATTCTATACGGAATAATATAGCAAGAGCTAAGTCAACGCTAAGAAGTGAAGTTAAACAGGCTATATCATCGGAGGAAGGTATCACGAAGTTAAATAAACGTGTTAAGGGTGTAGTTGAAAAGACTACCGAACACAATAAAACAATTATAAGAACACAAACTACAAAGACAATGAACAATAGTAGACATACAGCTATGCAAAAGGCGAATGAAAAGATAGATGGAGAAATAGGCAAGAAGTGGGTATCAAGAAGAGATGAAAAAGTAAGAGTATCACACAAGGCACTAGACAACGGGGTAGCAATTAAACTAGATAGAACGTTTGATAATGGTTTAATGTATCCGGGTGATTCGGCTGGTGAATCAGCAGAGGTTATTAATTGTAGATGTGAATTAGAACATGACGTAATGTCTTAACAACGTGTTAGGGCTATTATATATGTTCAATGGCTAATTTAGTCCGTAACGACTATAAACTAAGCCAGAGGACAACTATAAGCGTGAGATACGCTATATAAAAAAATATAGGAGGAAGAAATGGAATATTTTAAAGATTTAAAATCTAAATTAAAAGAAGCAGGGTTAGACGATAAAGTTATTGATGGGTTAGTTGAGTTTTCTAAGAAGAGTGTCCCTAAAGAGTTTGTACCTAGTTCAGAACTTACTAAGGTTAAAGGTGAGTTTGATACATTAAAAGATAGCGTAACAGACAAAGACAAAGTTATCAAGGGTCTTAAAACTAAAGCTGACAGTGTTGAAGCTTATGAAATTAAAATAGAAGATTTAAATACTAAGATGGCAGATATAGAAACTGACTACACTAAAAAACTCAAACAAAAGACACTTGACAACAAACTAAATGAAAAGATATCAATGATGGATGATCTTAATCCTAAAGCCAAGAATGCTTTTAAAAAGTTGTTAGATATGGAGAAAATTAATTTAGATGGTGAAAATTTGATCGGTTTTGATGAACAAGCAGAGTCGATAAAAAAAGACAATGATTATATGACAGTAAAGAAACAAACTAAATCAGATGAACCCGGTAAGGGTGATTCAACAGAGGTAGACAGGAACATGGCGAGTGTAAGAGCCGCTATGGGATTGAAATAATAAGGAGATGAAATAAATGGCTAATGCAATTACAACAATTACTAAATATCTTCCATTACTAGATGAGGTATATCAAAACAGTTCAAAAACAACTGGTTTAGATGCACCAGAAGGGTTGATTAGAGAAACAGAAGTAGCTGGAACATTTTTAATAGCTAAGATGTCACTTGATGCAATGGGTGATTATTCTAGAGCAACAGGATTTGTTGATGGTGATGCAACCTTAACATGGGAATCTCATACATTTTCTCAAGATAGAGCTAGAAGCTTCTCTATTGATAATATGGACAACTTAGAAACAGCTGACATTGCCTTTGGTAGATTATCAGGTGAATTTATTAGAACAGCAGTAGTACCAGAAGTAGATGCGTATAGATTTGCAACATTAGCAGCCGGCGCAGGAACAGAAGCAAGCGCAGATTTAACAGCTGCCACAACAGTTGAAGCAATTGACACAGCACAGGTTGTTATGGATGATGCAGAAGTACCAGAAGAAGGAAGAATATTATATGCTACATCACAGATGATTAAGAATGTTCAAAATTCTGATTTGTTTGTTAGAAACGTTGATATTACAGCAGTAGGCGGAATAAATAGAACAGTATCAACATTTGATGATATGGAAGTTGTTAAAGTGCCACAGAGTAGATTCTATTCAGCTATCACATTACTCGACGGTTCAACAGCGTCCGAAGAAGCAGGCGGATACACTAAAGCAGCGGCTGCTTTTAACCTTAACTTTATGATTGTTCACCCATCTTCTGTAGTATCAGCAGTTAAACACAACAAAATTAGATCATTTTCACCAGATGTTAATCAAAACAAAGACGCATATAAATACGACTACAGACTTTATTATGATTTATTTGTGCTTGATAATAAAACAGACGGTATCTATGTCCACACAGTAGCACAAGCTTAATAAATAGTTGAGGGAGGTTTATCCTCCCTTGAATTATATAAGGAGGTGTATCATGTTAATTAAAAAAGGTGGTGTATATAGGACTACATCTAATGAAAAGTTTAATACCGATTTTAAGAAATTAGGTTATAAAATAATTGAAGCAAAGGGAACAGAAGAAGAACCAGAAGTAGAACAAGACTTGTTTGAATTAACCAATGAAGAATTAAAAGAAATGTGTAAAGAAAAAGACTTGCCTGTATATGGCGCAAAGAAAGAGCTAGTAGAAAGGTTAAGGGTGGTGTAGATGCTGCTAACAGTTATGGATAAAATAAACGAACATTTTCTCAAATCATTAGAAGTAAGAGACTATAAAATTGTAGCAGATGGTATCGAAGGAACATTCAAGGAAACATATCTTGTCGGAATGTATGTAATGATTAAACATAGCTTTTTAAATGATGGTTTATATAAAATATTAACTGTATCTGATACAAAGTTAACATTATCCGCAACATTACAAGCAGAAGAAACAAATGATAGCGTGTATTTATATGCCTGTGCTATACCGAGTGAGTTTATTGACCTAGCAGCAGACATTGCAAATTACTCAACTGGTAGTTTAGGTGGGATAAAATCAAAGAGTGTACAGGATATGCAAGTTGTATATCAAGACGGTAGTAGCTGGTATGATGTATTCAAGAGCAACCTATCACTTTACAGGAAAGTTTATTCTGATATAGATGGATTTAGAAATGGTATATATAACTGGCAAAAAATAGATAACTCTGTATATTAGGTGATTGCATGAGTAAATATATTACAATTAAAGATAACAGAAAAAATTTAGACGAATTATACAGTAAAATAAACAAATTAAACAGCATGAAAATACACATCGGGATATTTAGCGATACTGGCGATAAATTATTAATGATTGCTAGAGTACAAGAATATGGCGTTAAGATTGAGGTAACAGAGAAAATGCGAGGTTATCTAGCATCGCAAGGTTTATTTTTAAGAGGTAGTACACAATATATTACTATACCAGAGCGAAGCTATGTTAGAAGTACAG